CGTTCCTTATAGTCTGTGCTGCCCATCATACTTACTGTATCTTTCAATTCTGCTGGTTTGCTTGTTTCCATATTTTTCTCCTTTCGGGCATGAAAAAAGCACCTCAGAGAGATGCTTTTATAAAAATGATTCTTTTTTGTAAATATTCTGTTCTTATAGTCTTCCAATTACAGCACCAAGAAGAATCTCAAATGGTTTCCCAAGAAATTCCTTTGCTTTCTGCATCATGCTGTTTTGGGACAAATATTCTCTGCCTGCTTTCGTAATTGAAAACGTACCGACTTCTAAAATCTGTTCCATATCCTTTGCGGCAATGTACTGAATGCCAGAAACATATCCGGATTCAATCAATTCTCGCATAATTACAAGCCAGTATGTTCTTGTAATATGGAACAGGCGACATTCCCATGCAACATCTGCAATCGATGTTTTTCTTCCGGATTTCAGGCACTCATATAGATACTTGAGAATTTTGTACATGATAATTTCCATATCATCTTTCGCCATATAATCACCTCAAAATTTTACTTCTTGTTTGTGGTTAAGCGTTGCAGTTGATTTTCATAGCATGTAAACAAAGGAAAACGCTCGCCATAACCGCCTTCTTGTTTTCCTTCTATATCACTTTCAACTGTAATTATTTTCTTACCTTTTATCGTTGTAATGTCCACAATTGTGCCAGGAATATTCTTTTCTTTTATTAAAACTTTTTCAAATAATTCAAACATGTTTTTTCCCTTCTCGATGAGCTGTAATCAATCGTGGCTTACTTTCTGAATTATCTTTTTTCCAAACTACTTTAAAATTTCTCTTTTTTGTTACTCCCAAATCCATATACATACAAAAATCAATAGAACCATCTGGCTTTTCTATGCGTGCAAAAGCTGTTTCCATATTGAAATTCAATGCGATGTCATCGAAAAGCAACTCATAATCATCAGGTGTATAGCCAACATCAAAAAATTCTTTTGAATGCTTCGCACCTGGTTTCAACAAAAACTTTTTTATTTTATCTGGATGAATCTCAAATCTTTCATCTGTTTTTATTATACCATCTTTCTGCGTATCTGTCAATAAAATTGCATCTGATTTTCCACTTCCAGAATCGGCGTTCAACCGCCTCTTTATCGTCGCCAAATCCTCGACCACCGGCATAACGGTACATCTGCACCAAGGGTGCATCGGTGGGAAATTCAAGCCGGCATTCCGTTTGCTGATTTCAAATGTCTGTCCACTCAACGCACGGCAAGTTTCACAGGTGCGGTGGTCTTCTACACAGAGATATTCATAATGCGTATAAGCTGCATTCCGTTCAAATGGTCGAATTTTCGCTTCATTGGATAAGTACGTATCTTCTGTAAAAACCAGCCGTTCTGCTTGCTTCTGCGATGTATTTTCAAACTTCTGCTGCAAGATTCTTGACATGGTCCTATAATCTTCACCACGAATCAGACCGTTTGCAATCTCGTTTTGTAAAGTCTGTGCTAATGCTTCTCGGTTTGCCCAAATCCGTTCAGAAAAATCTTTGCCATTGCACCAAGGATTCCCAATCACAACTTGCAACATCTCGCTGTCAATCCGGTAAAAATTCGTCCCGAATCCCAACTGCTCCGCTGCATAGTTTGCATATTTCAACGCCTGTTTCTCAAAGTGTTCTCGAAATTTCGCTTGCTCAATCGCTCCGATTTTCAACTGCTGCAATACGATGGAAGTCTGCAAACCTTCCAAGCGGTTCAGTTTGTAAATGCTTTCTCGAACAGGGAGCAGGTCGGCAAACTCTGGATATTGCTTTGCAAATTCATCCATGTTTTGCAGCAGCAGTTGCTTGTCTGCATCCGGTAATTCTAGCAGCAATGTGCGGAATGCAATCACATTTTCTTCGCCATATTTGGCATAGTACGCTGCGATTTCTTTGTCCAGTGCTGCATATTCCTGTTCATAGTATTTCGACAACTCCGAGAAGAGCTGCTTTTCATCTTTGCTTAAAGATACATCCAATTCTTGCAGCCGCTTGCTCCAGTAGGTATCACTCTGCATCGCCTGTCACCCGCTCCGCCTGTAACGCATCCGCCGCCTCACCGCCGTTCTCCAAGTCGATTTTCTCCAGTTCTGTCTGTGGGTCATCCACCGCAGAAATGACAGAAAGCTGTGTTTCCTTGGATGTGATCCCTGCCATCTGTGCAGCAGTCTGGGCTTCCTCCAGCAGGTTCTTCGGGGCGTTTTGCGTAAAGCGGTAAGTAATTTGCATCCAGTCATCAGTCGCCAGTTTGCTGGCTGGATGGGCGGCAATCAGTCGCCAACGCTGATTCATGGCACTGGCAAACTTTCGGCTTTTTGCAGCTGCTTGGTTTTTCATCGGCTGTAGTTTGTACGCCAACGCCGTGCCGGAACTGCTGCCGAAGGATTCATCCGAAATATTTGCAACCATGGACTGTGCAAAAATCTGGTCTTCCAGCCGGTTCAGCAAGTTTTCCTGCGTAGCGTCCGCGGCAGGCTTTTGCAGGAATTCGACCCGAATGGCGTTTATATCGTCCGCATCCATCGGCGGCACGTGAATCACACGGTCGCTGCGAATGGTATGCAGATTTTCTTCGTCCACCTGCAGCCCCATCAGCAGCAAATACGCATCCGCAAAGTAATCCACATCGTTGGCTTTTTCTGAGATTGCCTTTTCATACGCCGTGATAGCACTTTCCACCTGTTCAAATGCTCCCTGCCGCTCTTCATTTTCAATATATTCAATCAGCGGAACGCCGCCGAAGTAATGCGGCTTCGGGTCATCAAACCGCAGTCCGTCCCCCGCATCTGAGAACGGAATTTCTTCCGTTTGGCTGTAAACACTGCCCATCAGGATGTTATCCGTTGTCCGGTAGTATCGCACCCCGTACAAAGGTTTTCTTGCAACGGAATCATCATAGACAACAAAGCATTCCAGCGGGGAAAGATAGGTTGTGCAGATGTGGGCGGTTTCGTCTGTGTAAAGCAATTCAAACCCGTTCCCGTAAATGCTGCAATATTTTGCAAGTTCATAGTTGCTGTCGTCTTGGTCATTGTACTGCTGAATGGCTTCCAATGTTTCTGCAACGGCTGCATCTGGGTGCATGGTTTTGACAGGAATCCCGATGAAGTAGCCGTTGAAGGTATCGACAATGTATTTTGCAAAGTTGCAGATAATGCGGTTGTCCGGCTTCCACGGTTCTTTCTTTGGCTGCAGCTGAATGGGATGCCGTCCCTCGTACAAATCTTTCAGATATTGCAGCCGTTTGCAGTCCACCGTGTGTTGCTGTAACCAGTATTGCAGCTTTTCGATGGTCATTGGTTCATCAGGGGACTGGATGTAGTAAAAAGGTCGCCGATACATCATGTTCCTTCTTTCCGGTTAAAATTTTCCAACTCTGGTTGGTTTTGGCTGCTCTCGCAGGATGGTGGATACAAAATAACGGATGTCATCCATGGCATGGTCATTTTCTTTAATGGGGCGATCTTGGCTGCTGGATTCGTCCCAGCGATAAAGGGCGAACTCCCGAAAGCTGTTTTTGCAATCCGGAGAAAACAGCAGCTTTCCTTGTTCCAGAGCAGCCGCCGTTCGCCGGATGCCCTCGACCACATCATTTTTTCCTTTTCGCACCAAAAAGCCTGCCTGCCGCAGTTCTGCAATAAAGCTGGCAGCGGACGGGTCAACAATGACTGCCGAAATGGACTTCCCAGCGGTCAACTGCTGAATGCTCTGCAAATATTGCGTATTGGTACGCTGTCGCTTTTGTTCTCTGCCGCTGTAATAATACTCAGCGACCCGATAGGCAGTTGTTCCATCATAGCACCACAGCCCTGCAGAAAAGGCGTTTAGTGTGCCGTAGTCAACGGAAACATACCATTCTCCCTGCGGATGCGGCAAAGATTTGACATGCACCGCCTTGTCAAACATCGGGTAAATCAGCCCTTCCGCAACGCACCACAGCCCTTTGATATAGCGATTATAAAAGACTCCGGTATACAACCGTTCTGCATCTGCAATTTGCTCTGGCGACAGAATGGGGTTGTCCTGCATCGTGAAATGTAAGTGCAACGCCTTTTTCTGACGGGTGTTGCAAATCCACTCTTTATAGAACCAATGTTCCGCCGATTCCGGATTGCAGTTGAACCAATATCGGGCTTCTGGCTCTGACAGCGTTCTTGCAACTGCCTGATCCACAAATGACTTCGGCATCAATGCCACTTCATCAAAAAGGACACCACTTAATGTGATGCCCTGTACCAGTGTATAACTGCTTTCGTCTTTACCGCCGAAGATGAAGAATGTATTGGTGTGGCTTCCGCTTCGGATGATAATTCGCTTATTTTCCCCACGGATGTATTGTAAAGAATAATAGTCGGTAATGTCCGGCATATTCAGCAGCGGCAGGATGATATTGCGTTCTGTGCTGCTGATGGTCTTTCCGCAGATGCCGAAATTTTTCCCGTCAAAAAATCGCATCGCCCAATGTACAAAGCCCAGAATCATAGAAACGGTTTTGCCGGAACGCACTGACCCGTCACAGATGATTGCTTTCCGATTTTTGAACTTGGTCAGATGTGCCCATTTCAGCACCAGTTTCTGCTTCGGCGAAAGTTTCGTAATTGGTTTCATCGTCTGCTCCTAATGTTTCATAAAGTTTGGATGTTTGGTCTTGCAACTGATTGGATGCGGTCTGTTTGCTACGTTCTCGCAATTCAAAGTATAAGCGGATCGCCTGTAGGTTGCCGGCTTGAATCTGCTTGCAGAGCGATTTCCAAACCATTGCAAGTTCTGCGTCCGCATATTGGGCAACCAACTGATTCACCAGAGCAACAAAGTCCGGATTCCTCAGCCAGCGGTAGAGCGTAGCCCGTGAAACACCGGCTTCTCTTGCAATCTCTTCTTTCGTGCCGGAGAAGTCCGGATTTGCAAGCAATTCCGCGGCAATTGCCATGCGTGCATCTATGATGTTGCATTCTGTTTTTGTTTCATTTTGTTTCATCCTCCCTCCCTCCGTTTTTCAGGTATAAAAAATCCGGACGGGAGAACTTCCCATCCGGATTTCATTTTTCGATATTACTATTATAGCACATTGTAACTGTGTCAAACAAGTCCAACTTCTAATAGTTTCAAAGCCATTTTATGCATCCTTTTGGACTTTGATTCTGAAATGTACATCTTCCCGTTAATCCATTCCCATTTTTTCCCTTGCACATACCGATACCGCATCAATACCCGTAAATCCGGCGGCAGTTTTGAAATTTCCTGTTCTACCTGTCGGATGTCTTTCATCAGGCTGCCTTTTAACTGTTCATACCAATTCGATAGTTCTTCCAGCCGCTCCACGTACGTCTGCACGGCTGGAATCGGCTCACCTTTATGCTTTGGCTCGCTGTCATAGCAAACCGCTCTCGTACTGCGTGCATCTGCCTGAATCTCTGTAAGCAGCGTTTCAATTTGATGCAGTTCTTTCCATTTTGCGTTGCATTGTTTCAGGTCTTCTTTTGTCATCCTCATTTCTCCTTTGTTTTCAGCTGGATTTTCATGAAGTCAATCTGATAAT